ACGAATCAGGTGCTCGGGCGCAACCGCTCGAAAACCCTGACGCTGCTCGAAGATAGCCGCGGCCTCATGTCGGAGATCATCCTGCCGGACACGCAACTCGCGCGCGACCTTGAGGCGCTGATGAAGCGCGGCGACATCAACCAGATGAGTTTCGCTTTTCACGTCAATAAGGAGGATCAGACGTGGAAAAAGGCGGGCGAAGAGCCGTGGGAACGCACGATCACGAAAGTCTCGCGCCTCTATGACGTTTCGGTGGTAACCTTCCCGGCATACCCGCAGACTGACGCGGCGGTGCGCGCGATGCGGGCGCTTGAGGACGCGGCGGCGCATGATATGCTCGGCATTTCGCAGCAACACGATATCGCGGCACGCGTGCAGGCGGCGCGGCTGCGGCTTGTTTTGAACGGCTTGTAACGGCGCGGATTGACCGCGAGGAAGTTCATTTTTAGGAGAATTCACCATGCTGCACAAATCAAAGGAAATGCGGGCGAAGCGCGCCGAGATCGCAACGCTGATCAACGCCAACCTCGCCGAGATTCAGAAAGAGGAAACGACCGAAGCGCGCCGGCAGGAATTGCTCGCTGCAAACGACAAGGCGTTTGTTGATGTAGACACTCTCCGGCGCAGCATCGATCAGATCGAACTCGCCGCCGATCTGGAAAGCGAACTCGATACGCGCGGCGCATCGCCCGGCAGCCGCAGTCCGCGCATGTCGAAAGACCCGGCGGAACGCGTGCAGCAAATTGGCGCCGCAATCGAGACATTCTACCGGCTCGGTTACGAGGGTCTGTCCGACGAAGGCCGCAGCATTCTGCGCCCGGCCGACCTCAAGGGCATGACCCAGGCGGTGGATTCGGCGATGCGTGACATGCGCGGCATGGTGCGAGAATCGCGCGATCTCGCGACGACGACCTCCGGCGTGGTAATCCCGACCGAATACTGGAATGAGTTGGAGAAATCCATGCTCGCGTTCGGCGGCATGCGCACCGCAGCGAAAGTGATCCGCACCGGTGGAGGAGGCACGCTTACCTTCCCGACCGTGAACGATACCTCGAACAGCGCGACACTCGTCACGGAAGCAACGCAGACAACGACGTCTGTTGATCCGGCGTTTAGTTCCATGTCGCTCGCAGCTTTCACCTATCGCTCGTTTTCGCTGGTATCACGCGAATTCATGCAGGACTGGCAATTCGACGTTGCGAGCTACATCAACGAAGCGCTCGCAACGAGGCTCGCACGTGGCCTGAATACCGTGTTCACCACAGGCGACGGTTCGAGCAAGCCGAACGGCGTGGTGACGGCAACGACCTCGAGCGGCACGATGGGCAGCGGCACGGCGGTTACGATTACCGACCTGACCGAATTGCTGCATTCGGTTGATCCGGACTATCGGACGCGCGCGCGGTGGATGTTCCATGACACGATGCTGCGGAACCTCCGCCGCATGGTGGACACCAACGGCCAGCCGCTGTGGCAACCGGGGATCGCGGGCGGTTCGCCGGATTCGATTTACACGTATCCCTACACGATCAACCAGGCGGTCGCGCAACCGACCAGCGCGGGTAGCAAAGTGCTGCTGTTCGGCGATTTCCAGAAATACATCATCCGCGATGTGACCGGTGTCGAAGCAGGCCCGGTGATCCTGCGGCTGAACGAGCGTTATGCCGATTACGGACAGGTGGGATTCTTCCTATTCTCCCGGCACGATGGCGACCTGCTCGACGCCGGCAGCGATCCGATTCGCTGCATGACGACCGGCTCGCCGCAATCGTAAGCGAGGCGTGATAGAAGCCCTGCCGGGAAACTGGCGGGGCTTTCAATCAATCTTTGCAACAGCGGGAAACCAGATGAAAATCAGAATTCTCGAATCCTCAGCCGCTATTCCATTCGCCGCTGCCGGGGTGATCCGCGATGTGAACGATGCCCTCGCGCGCTACGTGATCGGTCTTGGGCACGCGCAATCGGTTGATGGTGACCCCGCCGAAACAGCGACCGTCGCGGCGCCGGAAACCGCATCCGCGCGGCCTCGCCGCAAATACATCAAGCATTTCAAGCGCGCGCGCGCGTAAATCATGAATCGCTATTCCATCGCGCGAGTCTCAGGCCCGTCCGATGAAGTCATCACGCGGGCGGAAGCGAAGCTGCACCTCAAGATCGACGATCAGACCGCAGACGATGCCCTTGTCGATTCGCTCGTGCAGGCAGCTCGCGAGAATTGCGAGGAATTCACCAATCGCTGTTTCGTTTACTCAACATGGGAACTTCGACTCGACGCTTTTCCTGACCGCGACTTCAATGAAATCCTCCTGCCGCGCCCGCCGCTGATCAGCGTCAACAGTGTGAAATACATCGATGCCGATGGCGCGGAACAAACACTCGGCACCGATAAATGGTATGCGGATGCCAAGAGCGAGCCTGCGCGGTTGCGCCCGGCCTATGGGCTGACGTGGCCCGCGACACGCGCGCAGATGAACGCGGTAACGGTCAGCTACCTCGCTGGGTATCCGCCGATCGAGGCAGGTTCGCCACTGGACACCACGACGAACGTGCCGGCCGCCGCGAAGGCTGCGGTGAAACTGATCCTCGGGCACATCTATCGAAATCGAGAGGCGGTGCTGGCGATGCCCGGTGGCGTTTCCGCAATCGAAATCCCGATGGGCGCGAAATACCTGCTCTATCCGTTGCGCGTGCAGGATGTTCGGTTGAGCCACTGATGAGCGTGATCGCTGGGCGGCTTGACAAGCGCACCACCCTGCAGGTGGCCAGCATTGCGCGCGATGACAACGGGCAACCCATCGAGACATTCGCGAACGTCGCGGAAATTTGGGCGGCAATCGAGCCGATTCGCGGACGGGAATACTTTGCCGCGCAGCAGGTGTCCGCAAATACGACGCACCGGGTAACGATTCGCTACCGCGCGGGAGTGTCCGTGCAAAATCGCATCCTCTTCGGCTCGCGCGTTTTCAGAATCGAGAGCGTCATCAATCCGCAGGAACGCTCCGAACGGCTAGA